GTATTCCTTGAGTACATAGTCATTAGTGGATATTCCGTCCGGGGTTCGTAGTTTCTTATCAAGAGCTATAACATCAAGAGAGAAGCCATGACCAAGCGCATATAACAAGAAGTCACGCGGCGGTGTAAATCCAAAAGTTTGTTGGAACTGTGTGGCGTGACTCTTAAAGTAGATATCCCTCTCAATAATTTTATCCTGCGATTCGCAACCATCCAATATTTTAGTCTTGGCTATAGCCTTAAGACCACTAATTGCATCCGCCTTGCTTATCCCAACTGTAGCTTTAGCATCCCTGTAGTTTGTTTGCCACTCTCCGTTGCGCTTCTCAACGTTAAATGTTTTGCCGTGTAGCTCTAATGTAGTCATTCCCTTGTACCTCCTTCTTATTGTGTCATCATCATAACATACTATTGAAGCTTTGTCAAGTAGTTTTTGTGTCAATTTTATTAATAGGAGGGAATATGTTAGCAAAGGAGTTTATTGAAGAGAGGATTAAAGAAGGCTTTCAAGACCAGGCGCATCTAATAGCTCACATTGATAGTAAAGAATGGCACGTGCAGCAAGATGAGGAGGTCCCGCTGGATAGGGAGCTTTCAATAGATTTGAAGTGCGAGGGATTAGCTGAATGAGGGGTGGGGGTTGGCGATGAAGGCTAGACTTTTTGTGACCACTTCGGAGTAGTTAGTTCTTGACTCCGGCACCGAACGCTATGCGTGCACTAGATATCTCTTAAAGGAGAGTAAGTGAAAGATATAAGTAACTGCCCTTACTGCCAAGCAGAAGTTTGGGGATGTTCTGAAGGTTGGGCGTTATCTCCTGAAGGATGGGATTACTTATGGGAGATACACTTAAGAGAACATTGTAGTGTGTGTCCTACTTGTGGTCAGGTGATAGTAGGAGCGGAAGGGGCAACAACGGTGCTTGATTAGGCATGGTAAGACAAGAGCTGATAGCCCTTCAAGGTGGATTAATGGGAGTAAGGCAAGTCGAGTACCGGGTTAAAATCCCTTAATTGTGGCTGTAGGAGTGAGGGATATTTTACCCTAAGTCTCCCCCCTGTCTTAAATATACTACATATAGTGGTTCAGAGTGGCCAGACCACAACATATAGTGGTTAGGCAGGTAACAATCAGTAACATTTTGGGATTATATACCTTCTCATATAGGAGTAGCTATGCTTAAGGGAGAAGATAAGAAGGAATACCAGCGTGAGTATATGCGGAAACGGCGGTTAGACCCTATTATACGCAAGGGCGAGAATATGCTAGCCCAATTGCGTATGAGAGGTAATGGGCATAGTGGCAATGGATATAGCTGTGAGATATGTGGCTATTCTGAGACTATTGACCTACACCATGAAGGAGAGGCACGGGAGGAACACTGGCTATGTCCTAATCACCATGCACTTATAACTAGAGGCATTAAAACACTAGATGAACTCAGGTCTAACGGGAATGGTGTTAGACCCAAGCCCCAAGAAGATGTTAGACCCAAGGCACGTTATGAGCCTGGCAGGATAGGCATTCCCATTAAACCTACGCAAGCACAGAGAACTGAGTGGGCCAAGTTTAAACAGGGTAAGTCTACATAATAATAATAGTACGACCCAAATCCGAGTGTACGGTGTCCTGATACCCCGGGAGAAGAGGGAGCGGGAGGCGAGCGGCGGTCTTAAGTCTGATTAGTTACGGTTTATTACACCCCCCCACTGAACCCCACAAGACGCTGTATTACAGAATGGATACCCCTGACAGATTAATTTCCACAAAGGGGCTTCAATAGACTCTTGAAAGGAGTATAAATGCTACTCATAAAGAAAAACACGGGCTTTTTACATTTTAGGTCAAACTTTGATAGCGGGCGAAACCCTGGGCACGATATTTACTTTTTTAATAAAGGGGATTTAACATCTCTCCTGCGGACTCGGTGGGTGCCTACTGAAAGGGGTATATATTTCATAATAAATCTTTTTGGACAAAGGCTCAAATTGTGGAAAAATAGATGCCCCATATAGGGTTTGGGAACATGGTAGACCTTGATAATGTTATAGCACTGGCTATGGTTTCCCCAGGGGTTAATCCCGTTATCAGGCAGAGCAAACTTGTTCTTGACATAACTCACGGGAGGAAGACAAAGACGGCTATTTTTATGGATTCAGGACACATTATACTTTCACCTTTTGAGACGGAGACTATTATAGGACGGATAGATGCCACATACGAGCGCTTTGCTTAAAGAAAAAGACACAAAAGTTATGCAGGTAGTTAGGGGTATCCCCCCTGAGATGGCTCCTGACAGGGATAAGCTGTTAGAGTTCCGTGCCGATGCGGAAGTAAAGCAGAAAATCCTTGATTTGTTTGAGTCTATGGCTGTTTCTACCCTTTCCGAAGCTGCTCAAAGAGTAGGAATAAAAAAGTACAAGGCGTACAAGATGAAGAGGGCAGACCCCGAATGGGCAGAGGAGCTTAAGATTGCCCACGAAATCGTTGCTGACAAGATAGAGGAGGAACTCCGTGACTCTAGGTTGCTTACAGAAGAGAAGTATCCGGGTGTTATGGCGAGGATATTCCTCTTGAACGGGTTGAGACCTGATAAATACAAGGGGACTAAGCTGACCGTAGAGAACCCCAAATTTGAAGAGGAACTCAGGAAAATTCGGGAGATTGGGCAGAGAATTAAGGGAGATGCTTAGAGAACAGAAGCAGGTCGTTTTTGACGCCATTGGTTACAACCCCAATCCATCGCAAGAACCCGTACATTCTTCTGAAGCCCGAATTATTCAAGTCGCAGGAGGAGAGCGGTCTGGCAAAAGCCGTTCAGGGTCGGCTGAACTTGGTGCTAGGCTTTTAGAAGGGTCACTATTCTGGCTCGTTGGGGAATCATACGAACAGACAAGGGCTGAATTTGACTATATCTGTAGCGATTTAGACAAGAGGGGGATTAGTTATCGGGCTTCCAAGCGGGTAGACCCTGGTGAGATTGAGGGAGTTAGCTTCAAGTTCAAAGTCTTAACCAAATCAGCCCGTGACCCCCGTAAATTAGGGATGCAAGCCCCCGATGGGATACTTGCTTGCGAAGCTGCACAGTTGGATTACGAGACCTTTCTCCGTTTACTGGGACGTGCGGCTGAAAAACGGGGGTGGATAATCCTTTCGGGGACTTTCGAGTCCTCCTTGGGGTGGTATCCCGAACTTTATGCCCGATGGTCTGTAATAAATGATGATGATGCGGAAGCGTTTTCAATCCCGACGTGGACAAATCTAGCGGTTTTCCCTACGGGGGAAGATGACCCCGAAATCCAGCGTTTAAAGTCTAATTCTTCTAAAGAGTGGTTCCTCGAACGCTATGGAGGAGTCCCTTGCCCACCTTCAGGGCGTGTTTTTAACGAGTTTTCCAACAAAATCCATACAGGAACGGGGGGAGACTATGACTTTGACCCCTTATTGCCTGTTTATTTATGGATAGACCCCGGATATGCCTATGCCTACGCAGTTGAGGTTGCCCAAAAGAAGGGCGAGCGAATATATGTGTTTGATGAGGTCTTTGAGCAGGGTTTAACTACTTCTGAAATAATTACCGTATGCAAACAAAAAGTTTGGTGGAATAAAGTAACAGGAGGAGCAGTTGATATTGCTGGGCTTCAACACCAAGCCCAGCCTGCTGTAGTAGAAACTTGGATAAAAGAGGCTGGGGTACACCTGAAGTACAAGAAAATCAAGGTAAGGGATGGGATAGAGCGGGTCAAGAGCTACCTGAAGGTCAACCCAATTACCAACCGCCCGTTGTTACATATCAACACCAGGTGCAAAGGACTCATAAGCGAAATGGGGGGATGCCCAAATCCGATTACGCATCAAACCGCGGTGTGGAAGTGGAAACAAGACAAAGATGGCAATGTTATCGGAGACGAGCCAGAGGACAGGAACAACCACGCCACGAAGGCGACAGCATATGGGCTGGTAAATTTAGTGGGTTACGCTGATGGGCTAGTTACTCAAATAGCCATCAAGTATATCTAAGGAGGCGGTATGAAGGAAATGAAAAGGGGAGACATAGCGGCTACTAGGTGGGATGATGTTGCTAAGCAGCTTCCCATAGCTGTCACAAATGAGGGTAATGTTGTCGCTTATCTAGTGAAGGGTTCTGACGATATTGTAGATATTTCCTACTTTCCCCCACTAATGAGGCAGAAAGTCCTGTCTATAGCTGAACTTGTAAATGTGGCGAGGTAATGTATGGCAAAGAAAGAAGCTAAAACTAAATCGGGATTAACCATCGGCAAGATTAAGTCCACTACCGATGTTTTTCTCAGCGGTAGACCCGCCCTTAAACAAAGATGGGACGATGATTTTGACCTCTGGCGGCAGCTAAAGTATAACGCAGGCAAAGGGTACTATAGTTATACGTCTAACTCTGCCCGTGTGCTTATTGATAAACTTTTGTCGTTAATCAATACATCGCACTTAATTATTCAAATCCCCTCTGATGAGCTAACCACTGAAGACAGAAAGATAGCCAGTGCTATTGAGAAGTTCCTATATGGTGCAATCAACTTGAACGATACAAGGTTAAAGAAACTCGGCCAACCCATACTGAGGGATGCCCTGGCATGGTTGTTTTTGGTTCGTGGTGGTGCTGGAATTAGAACCTTTGTAAACAAAGACAACAAGGGGAAGACAAAGATTGAGATTGTGCCTTGGGATTTATACAGTACGGCCTATTCTATAGGGGCTGATGGGGTTGATTGGGCAGTCCATAAGAGAATGGCTACCAGGGAAAGTATATTTAAGGAGTACCCTAATTTGCCCATCGCCCCGCCTAAAGAACCTGCGTGGTATTCAAAGATGTTTGGGCAGGGGGGAAGCCAGAGTGGAGACGATGTAGCCGTTTACGATTACTGGGATGAGAGAGAAAACGGGATTATCGTTGAAAATGTGTGGGCGAAAGAGCCAGAAAAACACGGATGCGATAGGTGTCCCGTAGATATTATACAGGTTGGCAGTATGCCCTCTGTGACTTCCACTAATGCTACGCTCGAAACGGAGGCTTACAGGGGAGATGGGGCACTTGCAGCCAACAGGAATATCTACCCAATTTTGAATAAGACATTATCGGATTACCTGGCGATAGTTCGGCGTGGAGTAAAAACCCCCCTCCAGTTTGCCTCTTCTGACGGTAAGAAGACTTTAGACAAGGATATATTTGAGGTAGAGAAGGCAGCCGTAATCCCCACTGAAAGAGATGATGTTATAAAACCAATCATCCCCCCGTCAATGCCGAAGGATGCCGATGACCTGCTGGCGTTTATACTCGGCGAAACCCAGCGGGGTGGGTTGTCACATATCAGTATGGGTGAATTGAATGTCCGTCTATCTGGGTATGCGATAAGCGAGTTACAGCAATCTCTTATCACTACACTATCGCCCTTTATTCAGGCTATGGAAAGAGCTTACGTGAGCATAGCGGATGCGTTGATTGAGCAATTTGCCTCTGGCGGATATAAACCCATTGAAGTTATGGGTTATACCAGCCGTGGTGTACCGTTCGGGTATCCCAAACAGGAGAAAATCAAAACAACCGACCTTGAAAAGGATTGGAGACCTATTGTTAAACTCGTTGCCCGACTTCCAAAGGATGATGCCCAGAGGATGCAGTTGGCTAATATAGCGAGGCAGGGCGATCCACCGCTTATGTCTCATAGGGACATACTGGAAGATTACCTCGAAGTCCAAGACCCCGACCAAGTTTTACAGAGAATTGACGAACAGTGGGGGAACAGAATTCCTATGGTTCGCCTTCAAAAAACATTCCAAGCGTATGTCGAGGCTGGTGAAATGCTCAAGGCGAGCCTTGTACTGGAAGAAATGAAAAAACTGATGCAGTCAATGGAAGCGCAATTACCCAAGGAGTCGTCCGTAGCTGGTGGGAAAGGGGCAATGCAGGGGATGAGTCCTGAGACTATGACAATGGAAGAAACGGGAGTGGTAAAAGGCGCTTCTGAAAGAGGAGGTTAAAAATGGCAGCGAATTTAGGATGGGCTTCACCATCTGCGTATGGCTTCCCCTCTGCACCTTCAGCGGGAGGTGTTGGCGCTGGGAGAGCAGAAGCCGCAAGGGAGTCAGGGAGACGGTTGGGAGCACTTTATGCAGGTTTAGGAAGAGGAACTTGGGGTGGTCTTCCTACAGAGGAGCGAGATAGAGATACATTGTGGGGGGAAAAGGGGGGAGAGATATCCTCCTTCTTGCCCGAAGTAACTCCTGCGATGCAATATGGTGAATCCTTTGGTTGGGGGCCTAGAAGCCCACAGGGTAAACAGTGGCTTGAAATGATGACTGCCCAGGGCAAAGCCCCAACCCAAAGGCAGCTTGATGCGTATGAGTCACAGTTTACCGACCCAGCCCTTGTTGCGAGAGCTAGGGAGGCAGCAAGAAGGGGAGAGTATGAAGCGGGGATGGAAAGATACGCCCAGAGGTTTATGCCTTTAGATGTTCCGACATCATTGCCATCTAGCATAAATGAGTTCCTTATTGTTCAAGGGGTTAAACCAGAGGCGGCAACCCCAGAGGGATTGTCTAAAGCAACCGAAGGATTACGACAGCATTACTTTGATGTTGCCCAAACTTATTTAGAGGGAACGATAGCTTCGGGCGGGAACACGGTCAGCTCACAGCGGACATTAGACCGAATTGCTGACCTTTTGGATACAGGGTACTATGGCGAAAAACTACCGTTGTTTGACACTTTAAGGCGCTACAGCGCTGAAAGTTGGGAGCAGAAAGGTTACACTTCTACTGAAAGGGCAAGAGATAAGTTCCCCTATTTGTATGAGGGGTTTAGAACTGAAGGAGAAGGTGAGGCATCAAAAGAATATATGTGGGGCGGTGGTGGTGGAGCTACTGGGGAATATAGCGAGAAGGAGAAAAAGAAAACCCCGCCTGCAACTAGGAGTGCATACATTCCGACAACCAAGAGTGCTTATAAGCAACCCTCATACGCTTGGGACTGGAGGAGGCTCGCCCCCCCGACTAGGTGGGCAACTTATTGATTATTTAATAATTCTATGCCTTAACTCAGATTCGTGGACAGCGTTTGCGTTTTTCCAGCCTATAAAAAAGCCATCATCCCACCCCTCGTTGTAAGCGTCTGTAGCGAGTTCCGTTGAGTGGGAAGTGGCATCTCCCCATCCTTGGTAATAGCCTGTTTCATATTGATTGTCTTGGTCAATAACCATAAGACCAAGAATGATGCAACCTATAGCCAGAACACCGCAGATAGCACCAAGAACTTTTATTCCCAAATGAAACCTCCAAATTCTACCCCATCAGTTTGGGGTTCTATGAGATATACCTCATCTCCGATAAAGGTTACATTTTTAATGTGTTCCCCGTCAACTAGGATTGCGAGAATATACCCATCTTGAAAGGCATTTAACATCAGGATGCGGCTAGAGTCGTCACAGTCTTGGGTATTCTCGATAAACTCCATCTTATCAGTATCGTCCAGCGAAAGCCATAGGCGGAGTTCACTGGCATCTTTAAACTCTCGGAGGTTGGAAACCTTACCGTACTTCTCTTGGAGGGTAGCGTGTTCCCCTTGTAAAGCATCCAGCTCTTGTTGTAATTCAAGTTTATCTTGCGTAAGGGCTTGATTTTCCTCAAGAAGTGTATCCCTTTCTGCCTCGATGCCATCGTATTTTGCTTGAGATACACACCCAGACAGAAGTAAAAAACTTAAACAAAAGATAATGATTAGTATTCTCATATTAGACCCCTTAACAATCTTTTATTTTAGCGGACTCTTGGATTCTCCATGTCAATATCAGGACAAACGCCATTAGGATATGTGGGAGAAGGCGAGAGAGACACCCCTATCACCACCCAAAGAATAAAGGCTACGGCGAGAATATATAATAACCAACGACCGATTCTACTCATATCATCTCACCCCTTATCTAGTAGGTAGGGTTAAAAATACCACAATATATGGTGTTTGTCAAGGATTTAATTTATGGCAGAGAAAATAAAAAGAACACCACTTAAATCGGTTTTAGTTGGCGGGAGGGTTTACCCCACCGAACCGATAGTTGAGCCATTGGAGAAATATGGTGGCAGAGAAAAGCAGGCTTGGGAGTATTATGGTCTTCATGTTCCCGAAGGGGGAGAACCAACTACAGGCAGGCTTACAGGATTACCTCTACCCGAACGGGGCGTTGAGGTTTCAATGCCTACTGGTGAAAAATTCCATCTGTCAAAAGAGGGATATATTTCATCTCCTAACGGATGGTCAAAAGACCTACCTCTGGCGAGATTGGATTTAGAGTCAGGAACGGTTGAACCGACAAATATTGGCAGGGTTATACCCGCCGTTATGCAAACGCTTGAGTCTATTGGCAATGCCATCAGTAAGACCTTTGCTACTTTAGGTATGCCTGTTTCTCAATTGAGTGGGAGAGTAAAGGGGACTAACCTCCCCCAATATGTTCACGAAACTACATGGGGGAAGGGAGAACCTCCAACTCTTGAGGAAGTAAAGGCTGAGTCTCGCCGCCCGTATGAAGAATATGAACAGTTACCTTGGTGGGAACAATTACTATACGAAACCCCTGGGCTTATCGCTGCTGGTGGGTTGACTGCTACTGGGATAAAAGGTGCTTTAAGGGGTGGGAGTGCATTAACAAAAGGGGTTAGGGCAGTAACTGCCCCAGTTATTGAACCAGTTGCCTTAGCAGAAAGAGTTGCTGGTAAAGTTATAGGGGGGGCTACTGAACTAGGTGCGGCTGGGCTGAAAAAGGTTCTGCCCAGAACTGCTGTAGAATCTCTGGAAAAAACTATAACTAAGGCAATACAAGGAAAAACAATATCAGAAAAAGAACTTGCCAGTCTTGAAAAGAAATTCCCCGAATTTGGGGCACAGATAAATAGATTAAGGGAGCTGGTTGCTCCCTCAACAGGGCTAGTACGCAAACAACAGATTAAGAGTCTAACGAATTTACTCAATACTACCCGTGAACAGGGCGCACGAATTTTACTTTCTGCTGCTCCGAAAGAGCCGACTCTGATTGTAGCAAAATTAACCCAGCTTATTAAATCCGCCAAACCCGCCAGAGAAGTTACCGAACAGCTAAAGCACCAAGAACTGAAGAAGCGTGTAGCTGCTGGAGCGGAGGTTTTAGAGAAGGTAGAGGGTAGGGAGGCTTTTTATGCTGCTAAAGCACAACAGCGTGGGGCTTTACCTAAAGGAGCTTTTGAAGCGCCCGAAGTAGGATTGAAGCCCGAAGAAGTTGTCCAGCTATTCAATCAAATCAGGAGTGATGCAGACCTTCGGTTTTTTACTAAGATAAATACAGCAGACGCTCTTGAGAAAATATTAGCTGGCGAGATACCGACACGGGGAGAGATAGGTTTATTAGAAGATACCTTTGGGTCTGATTTAGCAAAAACAATATTATCCAAGCGTTCCCTTGGACGGAAAACATGGGAGAATTTCCTCGATGTAATCAACCTACCCAGAGCTGTATTAGCCTCTTGGGACTTATCCGCTCCTTTAAGGCAGGGTGCGGTGTTAGCCCCGTCTTTCCCGGGCTCGGCAAAGAGAGCATTTGTATCACAAATAAGGGCGTTAATGAAAGAGGATACCGCTCTTATGATAGACGGCTCTCTGCGGGTTGGGGGGGCAGCGACTAGAAGGGAAGCAGCAGGTCTTTATCTCTCACCGCTAACTCGGAAGGCTTCTATCATCGGGTCTACCCGTGAAGAAAGCTTTATGTCTCGGTTCGCAGAGAAGATACCTGGGGTTAGACATTCTGAAAGAGCTTATATCACGTACCTTAATAAGTTAAGAGCTGATGCGTTTGATTCCACAATTTCAAGATGGGAACAAATGGGATTCAAGTTGACTATGAGAGATGAGACCCAACTTGCCACATTTATCAATTGGGCTACAGGTAGGGGTGATATAGGCAAATTAGGTGGGTTAGGGCAGGCATTAAACTCTATATTCTTTGCCCCCCGCTTGCAGATGTCACGGCTACAGACAATGTTTGGTGGATATAGATTCACTTCTCCATATGTCCGTTCCTTGTATGCTCGGACTATGGCTACTTTCATAGCGGCGAATTCAACGATTGTTGGTTTGGCTGGAGCAGCGGGGGCGGAGCTAGAATTTGACTCACGTTCGGCAGACTTCGGGAAAATAAAGATAGGGAATACAAGAATTGACCCTTGGGGCGGATATCTCCCTTATATACGTCTTATATCTCAGATGGTTACAGGGGAGACTAAATCAGCACGAGGGAGAGTCGGGGAAATAAACAGAGGGGAATATTTTGTTAGATTCGTCCGTTCTAAATTATCTCCCCCTGCGGGTTTGCTCGCTGACCTTATCAAGGGGGAAACATTCATTGGCGAATCCATGTCATTGGAATCAACGGGCCTTGGGGAGCAGGCTTACCAACGGCTAATGCCTCTATTTGTCCAAGATTTAGCTGATGCGCTTGCCCAAGATGGTATGCTTGGTGGCTTTGCTGCTGCGCCTGGATTTTTAGGTTGGGGTATTGTAACCTACCCAGCTTCTATAGATAGACTGAATCGCCATATCTCTGAAGTCCCTGAAGATATGTTGTTGAGTTGGCAGCAGGGTGTCAAGCAAACAGGCAAGGGATTAACCTATGACGATTTGAATATTGCCCAACAGCAATGGTTAAGGGAATATGCCGATAAAGTAGAACCCGTAGAAGAGAGAGTAGTTGCTGGCGAATATAGCTTTTGGGAAGCCGACCAAGAATCACGGGAGGATCTCCGGGAAGAATTTAATACTGAACTTATTGAACTTTTACCGCACCTTAAAGATGGAAGCATGAGTGTAGGGGATTATGTAACAGAGTACGAACGCTTACGCAATGCTTATATGGGGACTTCCCTTTATAAATATAAAGATAAAATGTTCTCTAGGCTAGACCCGATGTTGCAGCGGAACTTGGATAAGTGGAGTGGCGAGAATATGAAACCCGAAGATGCTGCCTATAATGAATTTTTGGAGATAAGAGCCGATATTCCAAAGGGTAAAGATGGGGCTATTGATTGGGATATATGGCAGGAGAATATCAATAAGTTTTTAATGTCACAACCTCCAGAGATAAGAGATTATATTGAACTTCGGCGTATTAGTTATATCAATTTATTACCTCCTGAAATTCAACCAATTGAACAGCTAATTATTGATTGTGAAAGCGTTTTCGATGGATATTATGCTCAACCAGAGGGTAAGGCACGGTCAAGCTACAGAGAAAATAACCCAGAAGTAGATGCTCGGCTCATTATCCGAAACGGTTTAATCCCTCGTAGCGCAAGTGCGTTATTTATCGCTACTAATTTATTGCAGAATGCGGGGCTACCCCCGTTAAAAGTCTCATATAACCCCGCACCAGAAGAGACTACATCTGGATTGCGAAGGCGCACCATAAAATAAGCTAATCCTTGGGACGAAATTCTCAAGATAGCAAATAAGCGAAGGAGGATGTTGTGGCTAAACCAAACGAGCCAACCTTAGTAGTTGAAGAAGAACAACCCCAGATGCCTGGGGCAGTTCTATCAACTCCTGGGGCGGGTGAGGAGGAGAAACCCGCACCAACCGAAGAGACAACACCAGAGACCCCGCCTGTGGAGTCTAAAGAAGCTCCTAAAGAGAGGGTGTATTCCAAAGAGGAGTGGTCGAAGCGTGAATCTGCACTTACCAAGCAGGTCGAGGAAGCTAAAAGGCAAGCCCAAGATGTTGCCACTAAAGCTGAACAGAAGGCACAGGAAGCCATCGCCCAGTACCAAAAACAACAGGACGATGCTTACATTGCCAAAGTTGAGGCTGAAGGCGGAGATATTCGAGCTGCTCAAGCTCAACTTACCAAAGAGCAAGGAATCCGTGAACGAGAAGCTGACCTGAACAAAAGGGAAGCCTCGTTCCAGGTCGAGTCTTTGAAAGCCTTTGAAATTGCCAAGCGCAATGATGCCGAGCGACTTGCCAGAGAATACGGACTCACGGATATAGAGCCACTTATGACTGCGGGAACCCCTACCGAAATGGAGTTGATTGCCTCTAAGGCTGCCCTTGAGGCGGCTAAAACAGGGGCAAAACCCCCCGTCAAGACCGACTCAAACATCTCTAATACCAAGGGGGCTGACTGGTCAAAGTTAAGCCCAACGGAGAAGGTATTGGAGGGGATTAAAGACATGGAGTTCTAAAGGTCGAACACTAGAAAAAAGAAAAAGGAAACATAATGGCTCTAACATTAGCAGAGGCAGCCAAATACTCTAATGATGTCCTTCAGACTGGGGTTATAGAACTCCTGGTCAAAGACGACCCGATTCTTGAGAGACTCCAGTTTAAAGACATCAAGGGTAATGGCTTAACTTACGATGTAGAAACAACGATGTCTGGGGCTGACTTCTATTCTCCTAACGATACATGGTCAGAGTCAACTTCTGTGGTCACTCAACACACTGCTGTAACTACCATCCTTGGTGGAGACGCCGATGTAGACAACTTCTTGAAAGCTACCCGTTCTAATTTGCAAGACCTGATGGGCGAGCAGATTAAGGCGAAGATTAAGGCAATCAAGGATAAGTATATGACGATGTTCTTCTATGGGTGGAACGGTTCAACCCCTATTGATACCAAGGGATTTACTGGGCTTCATGGTCTTATCTATTACACCGAGACTACTTATTCCGACTACCCGAATACGATAGCTGTTGGGAGTGGCTCCAGTACCCCCGTTGCTCTTGGTCTGGAATCAGTAGAACACGCCATAGACATGGTAAAGACGGGCAAACCCGAAATGGTGCTGATGTCCAAGATGATGCGCCGATACATTAACGTAAAACTTCAAAGTGTCGGCGGGTTGACTTATACCGATGCACAGAAGGGGCGAGTCCAGCAACTCTTTGAAGTCCCTGTGTATACAACCGATTACATCAAGGACACAGAGGAAATCACCAAAGCATACGAGAGTGGCGAGTATGGTTTCGATTACACTGATGGTACTGCTTACACTGCTGACGACTCCACGAGCATCTTTGTACTACAGTTTGCCCCTGAAGCTGTCTGCGGTATTCAGTCTGCTCCGATTACTACTGAGAAACTGGGTTCACTGGAAACCAAGGATGCTACCCGTGTCAGGATTAAGTGGTATCCCGGCTTGATGCTTCAGAACGTCCTTAGCGCTGCGAAAATCACGGGCATCGACCCTAATGGAACCGTAACCTACACGCAGGCATAAAACTATTGAGCTTTAATCAATAAAGGAGGCTTTACCGTTTGAGCCGACTAAATCAAGCGGCAAAGGTTCAGCTTTGCTTACCTACTAAAAAGCGGCACAAAATAGGAGGTAAAAGATGGCTTACGCTGACTTTACAGGTAAGATTATCAAGCACAGTTGGGGTAGGTTTAGGGGAACTTCTGGCGAAGCCTTGAGTTGTGGAGACCTCGTTGACATTGATATGTGCGAGGCGGACGCTTCTGCTGGTGAGAATGGAGCCAAGTTTATCGCTTGCCAAGACATTGCCTCTGGTGATGTAGGTTGGTTTTGCACAAAAGCAGAAGTTCAGAAACCAGCCTCCATTGCTACTGGTGGTGGAGTCACTCGTGGCGACCACGGCGGGACTGCTGGTGATATTCTGTTCTTGAGCACGACACAAGGTACAGCGGTAGAAGTTCCTGATGGCGATGGTCTCTTACAGGCAGTGGGGACAGTTCTTACACAAGATACTGTTCTCTACGACCCAAGCCCAGAGATTTTCTACCTTATGGAGTACGAAATTGCTGCCAAGACCCTTGGGGCTTCTGATAGCGGCAAGGTTTTTGCTTGTGGTGCTGCACCAAGCACAGATGTGATTGTCACTCTACCCAGTGCGGCTGCAAATTCAGGCTACACCTACACCATAGTCAATGTCAACCAAGATGGGGATGCCTTAATCCAAGTAAGCCCTAACTCTGTTGACACAATAATAGGTGCTGATGTCGCCGAGACAGACAATAAAGACCTTATCAATACAAAAAGTACTCAGCGGTGTATGGATATGGTCAGGGTTGTCGCTAGCGCTGGTGCTTCTGCAAAAAGTGGCTTCTGTGTAACTGACATACGTGGAACCTGGGCAATAGAAAGTTAGCCCAAATGGCTTCGGGGGTTGAGCCATAAATCAGCCCCCACAAAGGGGTTTTATGAAAGAAGTTATCATCTTAGGCAAGGGCAACTCAAGGGACAAGTGCCCTTTTGATGCGGAGGTTTGGGGCATAAACGATGTCTACAAGATGCCCGAAATAAAAGGTAAAAGAATAGATAAGTTGTTTTCCTTTGATGATTGGTCAAAGAGCTATACGGATAAACAGAAGAAAGTAGCAACCCTAGTTAGTTGGCGGAATTACGCAACCGAGAATTATCCCCTAGAAGAGATAATCAAACATTTTAACACTGAGTACTTTAACAACACCGTTGCTTATATGATAGCTCTGGCAATTTACCTGAAATACGACAAGATAAGATTGTACGGGATTGACCACCCAATTGGTAGCCCTTGGTTCGAAGATAGAACTGGGGTTGAGTATTGGCTAGGCAGAGCTGAAGAGGCTGGGATTAAGGTGGAGGTGGCAGAGGGTTCACAAGTATTAAGAACTCTTACTGGCAAACTTTACGGGCAGGCAGGGGATAGTAATATAACCCTATACCTCTATGAACGGGCAGCTATACTCTCTCTTGTACCCAAGACGGGGAATTCCCAGAATGCACGAATTATTATGCCGCTTCTGTTCAAGATTGGTTTTACTGAGGAAATAATTAAAACTCAGGGCATTACAATGCAACACAACCAGCAAACAGGGCAGGTATCCTTAAACTATAAAGCTGAACTGGCAGAAGACTTTATCTTCACTCCAGAGGAATTTACTTTAATCAAAGAGGCTTTGGTTGCCTTAGACAAGAAAGAAAAACTACCCGTTCATTATATGAGCCTTTGGGAGAAATTTGCCAGACACCCGCACGAACTAAAGGGAGGTCGGCAGTGGCTTAGTAGAAGCGTTATAGCGGGGTCTGCTGTATGAAGATTTTGGTATCAGTAAACTCCTTTGCCCAGTTTGACTCCTCTGTATTACTCCCGCTAAAAGGGCATAGGGTTATCATTTGTAACCCCTATACTAGAACATTAAAAGCAGAAGAAATAAGGGGTTTTATTGTTGCCTATCAGCCAGATGCTCTTATCGCTGGTAACGAAGTATTAGACAGGACAACTCTATCACTGGCGAAGAACCTGAAGATTATATCAAGGGCGGGAACAGGGCTTGACTCTATAGATTTAGAAGCTGCCAATGACTACGGAATAAAGGTAGTCAATGCTCCCGATGTCTGTACCCAAGCTGTTTCAGAACTAGCCTTGGCTCTTATATTTGATTGTTTACGCAAGGTTAGTTACAGCGATAGACAGATACGAAATGGAGAGTGGTGCAAGAATACAGGGTATCTCATTCTTGGTAAGACAATCGGGATTATAGGCTTTGGCAGGATTGGCTCTACTTTGGGTAGATTCGCCAAAGATTTGGGGTGCAGGGTTATTTATTACGACCCGCTTGAAGTCCAGTCCTCTTTTGCTGAAC